TACAGTACCGGTAGAAGGGGCCAGCAATGGACCCGGCGTTCACGTCAGCACCAGAGACGACCAGCTCACCGCCTTCGTCCTGATAGTAGTAGTCAGGGAAGTATGTGTTTGATGAGCCAGTTGCATCGGTGCAGATTTCAATTTCCGGCCACTCCGGGTCATAGCCAAACTCTTTGACATATCCGTTCGCCTTCGCTGCTTCATAGCCTACTTTGAAGTAATCTCCGTCGTACACTTTATCCGCATAACTGCTTCGCTTGTTGCAGTAGTAGTGCTGCCACTTCTTAATGTTGTCACCGTCACGGAACTGCCACATATTTCCGAACCAGTCCTCAATGTACAGGAATCTGATTGCGCTCATTCCGTTCGTTTTGCCTTCAATTCTTCCGTTCGGTGATGCCATGTCGATCGTTGCTCCTGTTGGCTGAAGTGAAGACCATAACACGCTTGTTGTCTTGATTGCCACCGGGTCCCCATCGAAATATACGCACACTGCATTTTCTACTTCGGAAGAATCCTCAATCTTTGTGACTCTTCTGTCTGCTGCCAGACTCTGTGACCAGAGTCCTGCTCCGATTGAGATTCCCTGACCGACTGCGAATCTGTTTCCGTATGTCTTCTCTACGGTGATATAGTTTCCTGTTCTTTCCTGAAGTGCCAGACCCTTCGTTCCGTCTTCAGGGAACTCTGTTCTTCCTGCTCCGAGGATTGACTGCGCGTTCGTGCTTGCGAACATTACAATGAACAGAGTGTCGAGCAGGTGCATGGTCCAGACATCATCCAGACACCACTTGTCTCCCTTCGCGGTGCAGAGTGTCCTGAACTGCGCTCTGGTTTTATTGTGTGCCGGGAAAACTCCTGCTTTTGATTCCAGCTTCGTCCCTTCTGTGTTGAGTGAGCCGGGGAAGATCGGAATGTAAATCTTCTCGCTCTGACGATCTCCGTCGGTGAACGCATGGTCAAGATGACATCTTCCGACCGGACCTGCTGCCACCCATCTGTATTCCCACTTCACTCCGTCGGAGTCTGTCTCGAAATATCTTGCTGTGTACACCTGCGGCACTTCAAGCATGACATCTCCGTTGCTTCCGTCCCACTGGAAGTCCGCATCACCGAGATATGCGTTCACGCTCATATCCTCTGCCACGTTGCAAGGCTTCACGGAGTTGTACGGATATACGCTCGCCATGAAGTCGTTCTGCACGGTTCCGTTTCCGACCGCTGCCTTCGCAACCAGTCCGATCGCTGCTCCGACTCTTTCCCATGTTGTCGAAGATGCTCCGACCTTTCTTCTCGCTCCATAGCCACGCAGAGCATCGCTCTCCACTGCGGTCACTCTTGCTTCCAGTGCTTCGAGATCGCTCTGAAGGGCAAGTGCTCCGGCAGACTTGATGGTCACTGTTGATGCGTTCGCAACTTCAAGATAGTAACTCATGTTGATAACACTCGGAACCACTCCGTTGTATGCAGGCATATAGTCAGATGTGCTTGCTGTTGCGATTGAGTACAGAATCTCGCCCTTGTCCGGGTCAGATGCAAACACACCAAACTCTGTGATGTCATATCCTGCTGTCAGTGTGCTGTTCTCCATTGTGATCTTCAGCACCAGTGCTGAATCTGTATTGATAACTTTGTTTGAGATCGGGAATGTCTGCTTCACGGTCTTCAGCGCAGTTCTCTGTGAGATGTCCTCGCTCGAAGTATATGAGCCGCTTCCCGACTGTGCCTTTGTGATCTGAATGGCACATTTTCCTGCCTGCGCTTTTGCGAGCAGTGCTTTTCCATCCTTCGTCAGTTTTCCGGGATTCCAAATAAGCATTTATAATTCCTCCTATCGTACTGTTGTACTTGTTTCTTTTACTTCACCATACAGCGCAATGTTCACGCTGCTCTCTTTTGCTTCACTGGCTGTTGTCAGATGATTCAGGACTGTCGTTGTGTTCTCCACATCGGTCACTCCTGCTGCACTCTGGCCTGCTGCCGTTTCGGTCTGCACCTGAATATCATTTCTGACAGTTGTCTCTCCGACTGTCTCTCTGATATATCCGGCCGCATACACTCCGTTCGGGACATCGTAGTCTCCGAGCAGTACGTTCGGGACGATTGAGTCCTGTGTTGAGAACATCCATGTGCAGGCATTCATGCCGGATGGAATATTTCTCTCGACGATGACTCTTCGCACATGAGATCGCACGTTCTTGACCTTCTGCACGAGTCCTGTCAGTTCCTCCATGATGTCCGATGTCATCAATGCTGATGTTACGATGTCGAATGTTCCCGGTGTGTATGGAGGCTCGTCGAAGTCGAACCACTCCACGACCTTTCCACCTCCGAGAACAACATCGACCATCTCTGATACTGCTGCCGGGGTTCCTGCCTTCGTGTACCAGTTCAGAGTGTTCTTGATGATCGCTTTCTTCTGCTCGATCGGCAATGTCTGCGAATAGTACATTGCCCTCTGCTCCACTGCGAAATAATCCAGCGTCTTCTCGTCCAGCTTGTCGATGTCAGAGAAGCACTTTGTCTTCTCTGCCTTCTCGATCACCATTGCAACTGCCTTTTGAAGTGCGTAACTGATTGCCTGCATCTCTGGTGATTTCTCATCTTTCCACATTTCGGCAATTCCGCCCTCTGACAGTTTAATCATCCTCAATTCCTCCATAGGCCACTTTCTTCGTTGTGACCTTCGCCACGGCTGTCTTCTCAATCTTCCTGAAGACTGGTGCGTTGATCTCCACTCTCTTTGCTCCTGCATCTTCGAGCATACAGATCAGCTTCGACGGATTGATGTCGCGTCCGATCTTTGACCGCTGCCATATAATGTAATTCTCGACGGCAGCATTGACCGCACTCTGAATTGTGTTTGCTTGCGCTGAATCACTCTTGTTGATGTAGTATTTCAGGTCAAGCGCATATTCTACTGTATCCGGTGCTTTTACGATCACTTTGTCCGTCAGCGGACGGATGTTCTCGTTGTACAGATAATCCTGCAATGACCGGATGATGCTCTCGTTCGGGAGTTCTCCATCGTTCATGATGAACTCGATCAGAACCTCCGTCGGATTCTCGCTGTCGATGTATACGTCCGTGATGGATGAGTTGAAAGTCTTCACCCAGTATCTGTATGACTCTTCCGGTCCTGCAACTGAATACTTGCTCGGCGCGATGTAGATTCGCTCTGCAAGGCTGTCATCTGATTCGATGTCAGTTCCTCCCGTTGATTCTTCCACGCTCTCTGCGCTCTGGATGTATGCGATCGGGTCCACAAGCACGTTGATGTCTCCTGCCATCAGTCCATTTCCTGACGTTCCTGCCGTCTGACAGGTGCAGATCAGTTCGATGCTTTCTTCCCCTGTTGCGATTTCTGCATATTCATTCGTCTCGAAGTACAGTTCGCCATTCGTGACTCTTGTTCCGGCCGGAATTGCGACCGGATGCGGACGCAGGCCAGACAGTGTGAACTTGACTTTCACGACTGCTGCCTTTGCAGGTTCTCGCTTGATTCCTTTCAGTGCGGCCAGATTGTCCATAAACTCGCCGTAACTGTATTTCAGCAGGTCCTGCTTCCCTGCACGATCGACATAGAGCAGTGCCTGATATATCTGAATCGAGCAGGCATACAGAACCAGCGCAGGAGGGTCTGCCCTTCCCAGTGTTGTCGGTGTTCCGGTCAGTGTCTCATATCTCTCCTGATAGTCCGACACCATTTGCCTCTGCACATCGTCCAGTGTGATGTAGTCAATGAAGCTCACCTCTGGCAGATTTTCGATTTCGTCAATCACTTCAGTTCCTCCTCTCTATGTATATTGTCGGTTCAATAGAGCCGTCTCCATTGACCTTGCCTTCCACATTTGCCACTGTAACCTCTGGAATATACTCTTCGAGTTTTTCTTCCAGTTCGATTGCCAGAAGGTTCAGTGCCTCCTGCGGAGGTCTTGAAATGAACTCTCTTTCGAGTCCGAATCCCCTGCTTCCGGGGATTGTTCCAACCATCGACAGGATGAGTGCTTTGATCTGGCTGTCAATGCGCTCTATTCCCTGTGTATCACCTGATGCAGACATGATATTGATGGATTTTATGAGTCGTTTTGCCATCTGCTCGCCCTCCTTAATACTCGGAGAATGTCAGCGAGACTTTCGCCTTCACCAGTTGTCCGCTGTTCCATATCTCGTCCCATGTCTCTGATATGGATTCCAGCTTCATCTTCCCGGTTCCGACCTTCTTTCCGCCGATGTACAGATAGTCCACTGTTCCGCTCTCGCAGGCTTTTTCCAGTTTTTCCAGTGTGGCTCTCGGCCGCACACCTCTTTCTGCTGCGAGCACTGCTTCCAGTGTCACGCTGGATGAATCAGGACCTGCAAATTCGCTTTTCGGCTTTCCGTTCACGATGTTGTGTGTGTGCCATCTGGCCGACACTGTTCTCTTAAAATTGTTGAATGTCAGGGTCTTATTGCTGCTCACCTCGAAGGCGATCGTCTTTCCCCAGTTTCCAATCTTTCCCATGTGGCTCCCTCCTTACAGTCTCGCTTCTAAGTTTGAGAGCCGTTGCAGGATGCTTCCGAGCGTTGTTGCTCCGTTTCCATCCTTCAGCGTCATGTTTCCGCCTTTGTACTGGATGTATGCCTCCCCTTTTTTCTCTCCGAGTTCCTTGCGGAAAACTCCTTTTCCGCTCACGCTCGGTTTGTTGGCTTCGTTCCAGTATCTTCCCATCACCACTCCGGCCGCGCACCCATTTGACAGGTGCAATACGAGCACCTCTGCTCCGACAGGAGGCATCTTGTACTCGTCCCCCATTGAAAAGACCGGGAGATCGTCCGTCACGGAATCGTCAAGATCAGGATAGGTCACACTTATCATTCCGTTTCCGTAGTCGATGGATGATACTCTTCCGATTCTGATGTTTTTCTCTGCCATGCTTTCTCCTCCCTTCTTTAGTCGAATGTGCCTGAATCAACCCATCCATAAACATTGCTTTTGCTGTCTGTATGAATAAGGTGATACGGATGTGCTTTTCCATTTCCGGCGCAGTTCGGGCCGAGTGTGATCTTCGCCTTTCCTGCTCTTGCACTGTACCCTTTACTTCCGGGCCATGATGAAATATAGTGTGTTCCTCCGTGGAAGTTCACAATGTCCCCGACTTTATATGACTTTTTCGTGGTTGTCGGCTTCTTCTTTGTCGGAGTCTGTTTCTTCGGTGTGTATGACAGTCTTGTCTGGCACTTGTGCATCTCAACGTTCTGCTTCGTGTTTCCATCCGACACCTCTGTCGTTGACTTATCTACGAAGTATTTTCCGTTTGCTTTTCCCATGCCAGAGATCGTCACGCACACTCCGGCGCATATCTTCGGATTCGGCCAGATTTCTCCTGATAGTGTGGTTGCCTGCTCGTTTGACTGATTCACCGCTGCGGCCGCCTTGTAATATGCGTCGGCTGCGTCGGATGCCGTCTCATTGATCTTCAGGACCCTGCTACCAGATGCCTTCTCTGCCTTCAGTCCGAGAAACACGCTGATCTCTTTGCTGTTCTTTCCTGACTTGTATGATATTCTCGCCCCGGTGTATGTTCCTTCCAGTGCGTCCTCATAGTCCCAGTTGTCATCCACGAATGACTCTCTTTTCAGTGTTGCCACTGATTTCTTCTTCTCCTGCGCCGTCTGATCGTATATGACTATCTTTGAGTTGAACACTTTCATTGACAGTCCATAGCTTTTGCAGACTTCGTATAGAAAAGCTGAATCTGATTTCTCTGACTGTTCAATCGCATTGATCGTGATTGATGGTCCAGAGTATGAGAGGTTCAGCTTGTACCTTTTTGCAATTTCTGTCGCGATCTTCTTGACCGTGACCTTCTTCCATGTTTTCGTCCGCTCCCTGCTCTTGAATGATTCGCTTGCCGGAATCGCCAGTGCTCCGAAGGTTGCCTTCAGTGGTCCTCCGCTGAACTTGATGCTGTCCAGCACGAATTTTCCGCAGTCGAGTTTCAGATGCTTTCCTTCTGCGTTCCAGTTCTGGAATGTGATGCTTCCGCTGATCTTGTCTCCTTTTTTGGGATACCACGCGCCCATCCACTTCATCCCGATGTTGTGCAAGGAAATGTCAATGGAATCGCTGTCTCCTGATGCTACGTCCGTGTATGAGACGCTTTCCAGATACTCCTTCAGCTTTGTTGTGACATTCTTTCCATTGAAGGACAGGGACGGAACCGCTTTTCTCGGATTACTCATCTTCTTCCATGTCCTCCGTGTCTGAATAATATTCTTCGTTCTCGTCATTATCTGACCGCCAGAACGGAGCGTCCTCGTCTACCTCTTCCGGCAGATCAGGCACGGTCAGAACCGTACCTGAAGGGAAGATGAGGACATCCAGAAGCGGCCAGTTCGCTTCAATCAGGTCCTTCATGTACTTTTCTTCACCGTACAATTTGTAGGCGATCAGGTCCCATGTATCTCCCTGAATCGTTGTGTATGTGCTCGCCACCGCGATGCCCTCCTTTCTATGCGAACGATGTTCTCTTGTGTTTCTTCATCCACTCTTTCATCAGCTTCTCGAACTCCGCCTGACTCATCCGGTTCGCTTCCACGATGTCCTCCTTGCTCGGTGCTTCGCCCTCGAAGTGGTAAGTCGGACTGAACACGAATGTCATCGGCTGTTCATCCTGCTTGTTCTTGCCCTGCTGTCTGTCTCCTGTCAGCG